AAAAATCCTTTGATATCTGGCATTTCACTCATTGGGAAATGTCTAACCGGGTCTGTAAACGTAAAACGATACCGTTGTTTACAGTTGGTTGTCCGCATCTGCGTAAGTTTCGACACTTTTGTGGTCTGGTTGGGCGTCCCTTCGGGGTCGTCCTTCCTGTTCCGAGTGTTGAGGGTTGTGGAGATGCGGCTCGCTTGTCGTTCGTCAAGGGCTTCTGTGGCCAAGCTATTGATGAATGGGTTACTCACTTGTGGCATGGGCCAACGAGTAGGCTGGGAGTTCGCTCCAGGTGGTCTATTCGCATGTCGCTTTTTCTTTACCGTAAAGCATTACCTTCGATCGAACCTGATGTCATACCTTACATGGAAAAGATGTCCTCCGCCCAGGGTCCTACGGACCCTGGGTTTCTGGATTATGTAAGAAAGCAGGTTCCCCTTTTGTTCCCTGTCGATTGGGATCGGACTCTCTACCCGTCAGCTTGTCTGTCGAGTACCGTTCCTATGAAGTCTTGTGAGCAGCGGGGTCAGAACTTAGGTGGAAGTAGAGCTGAGGTTTTTTCGCGGTATGGTGAGTCAGCTCACCATGACTATGTTATGGAGCTCCTTTCTCGGGAGTCCCCGATTAACCTTGGACCGTCCCGCGTTGTCGCGGTCGAGACGGGGGGTAAGTATCGCATCGTCTCTACGGGCGATGTTCAGCTTAACTTGTTTAGGCCTTTACATACCGCTATCTACAACCGGCTGTCCACTTTTGATTGGCTTTTGCGTGGAGACGCGAAGGCTTGTCGGTTCTCCAAGGAGTTTCTTCTCCGCGATGGGGGTGTTTATACTAGCGGCGACTACGAGTCCGCTACGGATAATCTAGATCATGAGGTGCAGGTGACCATCCTCGGCTTGATTCTAGAAAGCACCCGCAGCGTCCCTAACGGGATACGAGATAGTGCGTGTTCGACTCTTCGGATGAAAATGCGTGCTCTGAGGGACCCTCGGGTTTTTCAGCAAGAAAGAGGTCAGTTAATGGGTAACTTGCTATCCTTCCCCCTTCTCTGCATAGTCAACTACTTGGCTTTTCGCTATTACTCGGGTACTACCTGGGTCGGAGATTCCGTGCCTGTAAGGGTAAACGGAGATGACATTGTTTTCCGTTCCTCGGAACGGGTCTCGCGTCGTTGGATGGAAGGTGTAGGAGGTTCCGGTTTAACCCTCTCACCTGGTAAGACTATGGTTCATAGTAATTACTTTTCGCTTAACTCGTCGCTCTTTAGGGCGGGTAGGAAACGGGTTCATCTCGTACCGGTGATTCGTTCTACTGCGTTTGGTTACTCCGCGAGGGAGGGCAGTGTCGAATCGCTTGCGGGCCGCTTCCGAGCCTCTTTCCCTGGGTTCTCTGGTGAGCGTAAGAGTTGTCTCAGGGTTTGTTGGCTTAAGTGGAATAGGGATTGGATTGTCGCTTCGCGTCGGTCCCTTACCAGGGGGTTAGGTTTGAACGTTACCGAGTCGGAGGTTCGTAGTGCAGGTCTGTGGTCGAGAGAGTCCTTTTATCTCTCATTTGAGGTTGAAAAACCTCTTCCTGTGAAAAGAGCAGTCTTGGATCAGGAACTTCGTGTACCCGCGGACTGGGAACTTCGTCGTGTTGACGTTCTAACAAAAGAGTTGAGGAGGAAGATGGAAGGGCTGGCCGGTGCATTCGTAGAGTGTGCTTGGTCTCGTAGCCGTGGTATCTTCGACGATTCTGATTATCGTGACCGCGTCAGGGATTCACCGAATTGGTTGGGTGATGAAGCGGGGTTACGTCGGCGAGCCCGTCTTTTGGGTTTGTCCTCTAAGAACGCTTGGAGGTTTCTTCGCCCTCGGGTGAGGTTCCCTCTGAGTTATTATTGGCGACAGGTCAGAGTTCAAGTGTGGCTTCCTCGTGAAGTACAGCTGACTGGCGACATGGCATCGGTCGCTCCAGTTGACAGTGACAATAAACCTGTAGGGTTCACTTCTTTCGTGTCTGCAGGAGTTTCGGTTCCCTGTGGTGAGGATTCGTCCGATCCATGGGGTGGCTGTTATTTCTGTAGTTGCGTTCCTTGTGATCCCGACTGGCACTCGCTCAGGATGAGTTAGTATAGAGAGAACGCTCTGGTTCCGGTGATAACGATCCGGGTAGACCGTGGAAGGTGCGTGTGTGACTACATCTCCTGTTTAGGGAGAGTGATTAGCCGACCTCAGGGTACGGTGAAAGTAGATGGGGTTAAGGGAGGAATCCCGCGTAACGGGTTGTGGGTGCTTCGGCGTGTCTCACTTCTCAGCAACTCGAATTGACGAGCTACCTTGCCGTGGTTGAATGTAGAAGCATGTGTGTACGTACACCGTTGAGCGGTGCTAGGCAGGCGCTGGCCGCGCCCTACAAAGGAAAAAAGCTGGCCTCTAATCTTCAGGCGTGACGGAGGGTCTGTTTGACACCTCTTCGAATAGAAGGTCCCG